AATGACAAAGTTCAGAAAGCGGCGGAAATCACTGAGGATAACCGCCTGTATCTGCTGAACGAAGAATCCGGCGATACTCTGAACCCGACAGAAATCAAGCGTGCGGTTATCCGTGATATGCTTCTTGACGGAACGGGATATATGCACATAGAGCGGAGCGGAAACGAGGTATCGGCTCTCAGATATGTCCGTGACAGTGCTGTAAGTGTGGAGAAAAATTCTGACGCTATTTATAAGACTCTCCGTATGCTTGTTGACGGCAGAGTGTACAATCCGTGGGATTTCGTCATTCTCAGCCGTAACAGCGTTGACGGAGGAAAGGGAGTAAGCATACTTGCCGAAAATCCCACGCTTTTGACATCAAGCTATATGCTGTTACAGCTTGAAAAGGCGATGAGCCGCAGAGGCGGTAACAAGAAGGGCTTTCTGCGCACTGAGCACAGAGTAGACGAGCTAGCGATGAAGGATATACGTGAAGCATGGAGAAGGCTTTATAGCAACAACGGTGACGGTATGATGATACTGCAAAACGGGCTCGACTTCAAGGAAAGCAGCTCCACCGCCGTTGAGATGCAGTTAAATCAGAACAAGGTGACAAATGCAGAGCAGATAGCAATGCTGTTTGGCTTATCTCCAGATGTGCTGTCGGGCAGAGCAGCCGATGACAGAACGTATATCAACAGCATAAGGACAGCCGTACTGCCTGTTGTATCTGCGTTTGAAATGGCGCTCAACAGGGCACTATTGCTTGAAAAAGAGAAGCATAGTAAGTATTTTGTCATAGATACCTCTGAACTGCTCAAGGCTGATATTCTGACACGCTATCAGGCATATCAGATAGGCCTTGCGGCAAATTTCTTACAGCCTGACGAGATACGCTTCAAGGAAAATCTTGCGCCACTCGGACTTGACTTTATCAAGCTTGGACTTAACGATGTGCTGTACGACCCGAAAACACGGCAGATATACACGCCGAATACCGACAGCCACGCTAAAATTGATGATGCGGGCTTGCAAAACGGCGGTGAGGGTGATATAATAGCTGAAAAGAGATACAACGATAAGCACGATGAAAAAGGGCGGTTTGCAAGGAAAGACGGCGGCAGTGCGACCGGCACAGGCTCGCTTAAGATGAGCAGAGCGGAAATCAAAAAAGTGTCGAGCGAGATAAGCACAAATTACAGCCGATACGCAGGAAAGAAAAATTGTGTACATTATTCTTTATGGCGTAATGAGTATTATCAGTATCGTTTTATAAATAACGGATTTGCTGATTATGATTTTATTAAGAAAGTGAAGTCTTGATTATGGAAGAATTAAAAACACTGTTAGAGAATGTCAGCGATTCATACTATGACTTTGTTCGAGCTATGTTACAAAGCGCAAAAGAGCATTATGACAGGATAGATGAAATTATCGCATATATCAAGGATAATCCCGAAGCTGATACGTCTGATATTTTAGGCTGGGACTTAGCAACTTTTGACGGAATTGATTTTGATAACCCGGTAAGTATAGTTGATGAAGATGACGAGGACGAAGAATGAAACTGAATTATGATTGCGTCCGCAGTGTACTGCTTACTGTTGAGAAAAGCAAGACGATTGACGAGGAGCTTAATTTAAATCCGCTGACGGTTGAAACGATATTTGAACAGCTCCCGAAGTATGAAGATAACGAAATTCTTTATACGATAGAGAAGCTGAAAGAAGCCGGATATATAAATGCCGCTCTTCAATTTGCGGCGGGACATTTTATAGACGGCGCTGTAAGCAGTATCACATACAGCGGGCATGAGTATCTTGACAATATCCGTGAGCCTGAGGTGTGGAGAAAGGTAAAGGCAATGCTGAAAAATGCAGGAGCTATCACACTGCCGCTTATTTCGCAGGCGGCGCAAATGTTTATCGGCAGTCAGCTGACTGTAAACTGAATATGACGACCGCTCTTTAAGGGCGGTTTTCTTATGCCCTTGTGCAATCGATTGCACTTGACTTGAACACAAACTTTGCAAAAACAGCCGCTTTTTGTGAAGTTCGGCGCAAATACAAGCAAACTTAATAAATTTACCGCCCCTTTTGGAGCGGTATTTTTATACCCACAACACAGAAAGGAGTGATAAAAATGAAAATCGAAATCCGTTCCGCTGATCTTATGCACATCAGCGGATATGTAAACGCTGTCGAGCGTGACAGCAAGCAGCTGCCTGCATCAATGGCACCGGGCATGACAACGCCGTTTGTTGAGCGTATCGTAAGCGGTACGTTTGCGAAAAGTCTTAAGGATCATCCGAAGGTTGAACTGAGATTCAACCACAGCAAGGTACTTGACACTACAGACGGAACGCTTAAACTGCGTGAGGACAGCATAGGACTTCACGCAGAAGCCGACATCACCGACAGAGAAGTAATCGCAGAAGCGAGAGCAGGGCACCTGACAGGGTGGAGCTTCGGCTTTTCGGGAGCACAGGCGCACATTGAGCCGTGTGACGAGGGTGTACAGCGCAGAATGATTACGGGGCTGACACTGCACGAGGTGTCAATCCTCAACCGCAATCCCGCATATATCGCCACGTCAATAGAAACAAGAGGCGAAGAAACGACCGTGACGGAACAGCGCAGTGCCGGAAATGATACGGTCGAAGTAACAGACGAAATCCGGGAGTTTATCCCCGATTACAGCAAGGAAATAGAAATTTTACAGCTTATGTCGGAATAATCCGGCGGAAAGGAAACAGTATGAATTTAAAAGCACTCATCGAAAAGAGAAATGCTCTTATCGCCGGCATGAAGTCGCTCTGCGATAAGGCTACAGCAGAAACAAGAGCGATGACAACAGAGGAGCAGACAGACTATGACGCTAAGAAGGCGGAAGTCGAAGCACTGAACAAGACGATCCGCTCAATCGAGGAGCAGAACGCTCTTAATCTGAACTCCGCAAAGGCTGACGGCACAGCAACCGACAAGGAGCAGGCGGAAACAAGAGCCTTCGAAAACTATCTGCGTACAGGCCAGATAGTCGAAACAAGAGAAGATGTCAATCTGACAAAGGGCGATAACGGCGCAGTTATTCCTGCAACTATCGCAAACAAGATAATCCGTAAGATTATCGACATCTGCCCTATCTATCAGATGGCAACGAGATACACGCTTGCTGGCACTCTCTCAATTCCCTACTACGACGAAGGAACGCAGGCTATCTCAATGGCGTATGCTACAGAGTTTACGGACCTTGCAAGCACATCGGGTAAGTTCCTCAGCATTGAACTCAAGGGCTATCTTGCAGGCGCACTCTCAAAGGTTTCAAGAAGCCTTATCAACAACTCGCAGTTTGACATCGTTTCTTACGTTATAAACGAGGTTTCGATTGCGGCAGCAAAGTGGATCGAAAACCAGCTTATCAACGGCACAGCAAGCAAGATAGACGGTCTTGCCGCAGGTGTTACACAGGTGGTAACGACCGCATCGGCGACAGCTATCACAGCAGATGAGCTTATCGACCTGCAGGAAACAATACCTGATGTATATCAGGACAATGCCTGCTGGATCATGAACAAGGCTACAAGAACCGCTATAAGAAAGCTAAAGGACAATGAGGGCAGATATATCCTTAATCCCGATGCAACGGCAAAGTGGGGCTATACGCTTTTCGGCAAGCCCGTATACACAACAGACAGCGTATCGGCTATTGCGTCTGAGAAGACAGCTATCTACTACGGCGATATGAGTGGTCTTGCCGTTAAGACCTCCGAAGATGTGTCTATCCAGATACTTAACGAAAAGTACGCAACACAGCACGCTGTCGGCGTTATCGCATGGGTGGAGATTGACGCAAAGGTCGAGAACGCTCAGAAGATAGCCGCCCTTAAGATGAAGAAGGCAGGAGGCTAATAACCTATGACAGTAAAGGCAACGACCAACTTTTCAGGCACCGTTAGCATGGCAAAGGGCGAGGAGCGTGAGCTTCCCGCCGGTCCTGTGCTGAACGACCTGCTCTCCTGCGGGTACATAGTGCCTGTAGACAAGGAGGAGAAAAGTGAAGCTAAGCGAGGTAACAAGCGCAAAGATTAAAGCATTCTGCGGTGTCAGCGATGACGAGGACGGAATGCTTGAAATCTGTGCCGGAGCGGCGAAATCCTATATCAAGGGCTATACGGGGCTTGATGATACTCAGATAGACGAATACGAAGACATCACGGTGGCTTACTTAGTGCTTATAAACGATATGTATTCCTCCCGTGACTTCTCGTCCGACAGAGCGTCGCAGAACTCCGTGACCGCTCAGATACTCGCCCTGCACAGCGTAAATCTGCTGAACGGAGTGAATGAGAATGACATTTAACAGAAAAATCACGCTCATATCCTCCGAGCAGAAAAACGGCTCGCAGGGCAAAGCGGACAGGGCGGTAAAGGCCGTATACGCAAAGGTTTCCGAGCCTGGCGTAACGGCAAAATATGCCGCCGAAACGGCAGGATACAAGTCGGAACTTACGGTGTATATGTGGAGACGTGAATACAGCGGTCAGTCGGTCGTACAGATTGACGGAAGGCGGTATCACGTCGAAACAACCGGAGCGGCCGACAGCGACCTGCATATAAAGCTGATACTGGCGAGAGGAGGCTGACAATGATAACAGAAAAGATTGATTCGGCACTCTCGGCGGTATTTGAGCATTTTTACAGCTATATGCCTGAGTTTGAGGACGGCGAAGAGCCGGAGAAGTATGCGGTGTACAATTTATCGTACAGAGATACGTTCTTCAGCTCCGGCAGGGCAAATATACGGCAGTATGCGTTGTCTGTGAGCGTATTTTCGCCACAGGCAGACATTGAGCTGTATGACAAAACGCAGACGGCGATAGAGAATGTAGGCGGTATATTTACCGGCACTACCGATCTGTCGCAGTTTGATGTTTATCCCAACAGAAAAATTTTAGTCATGGAGTTTACGCTCTATGAGGAAAGGACATAACTATGGCAAAAGTAATACAGGGTACAGATCGTAAGTCGGCTGTATGCACAAAGCGTTTTGCGTATGCACCGCTGACAACGGATAACGCCGATACACTGGCATACGGTGACGTGACCGAGATCAAGGATATACTTATCACAACAAAGTACACTCCTAAGATGAACAGCGCATCGCAGTATGCGAGCGGCGTTGAGGTTGACAGCTATGTAGCTAAGGCAGGCGGTACGCTTGACGTAACAATCGTAAACACCAACACTGCCGATGAGGTGGCACTTTTCGGCGCAAAGGTAAATACGTCAACAGGCGTGCTTGAAAGCGGCAAAGACGATGTTGTACCCGATGTAATGTGCATCTACAGCACTATGACATCAGACGGCAAGATAAACTTGTATAAGTTCCCCAAGTGCAAGTTCACTTCACAGGGCGAGAACGTACAGACGACTGATGAGAACGGCGTAACATTCAATAGCCTTGCACTGCAGGCAAACTACAAGGCGCTTATCAACACAGGCGTTGATATGTACTGCGTAAAGGGTCTTGATCCCGTTACAGACAAGACGAGCATTGACGCATGGTTTGCGACCGCTTCAGGCATTATTGTAGCTAAAGTGTAAAAAAAAGTACAGATATGACGGGGCGGGAAACTGCCCCGAAAATTATCTACAGGTGAAAAATGGAGCTAATATTAAGATACATAGAACTGCTTGAATTATGCCGCAGCAACAGTTACGACCCGTTTCTTGCCGATATGGAGCTTAGATGCCTTGAAGAAATAGGGATACTGCTAAGGCATAATGAAAACCACGACCCTGTAACAGGTCGTTTTACATTCGGAAAGCAGTATATTGATGTTACAGAGGAATATAAAAATAGAGCCACTCCGGGAGAGGGCTCATTAACGTATGATGATAGTTACAATTCTAAGGCACATAAAGAAGAAATCGCTTTCGCACAGTGGTTACATAATAAAATGGGCGGAGATATACATTTGTTGAACGAGCAAAATCAAAGCCACGTGAAAACACCCGATTATATATGGAATTCTAAACTTTGGGATTTGAAAAGTCTTTCGTCCGAAAAAGCCGCTAACAGCGCTTTGCGAAAAGGCATAAATCAAATATCGGGAAATCCCGGAGGAGCAATGCTTGACTGCAGAAAGTTTAACGTTGAAGAAAAAACGTTGCTCGGCATTATTGAAAAGCGAATGAAATGGCACAGAGATATAGAGGTAGATATAATGATTGTAAAATCTGAGAGCGATATAAGAGTAATCAGGTATAAGCAGATATAAAAAAAGAGATGCCCCCCCGCCAAAATAGCAGAGGTTCATCTCTCCTTCATAGACATTACATCTACTATCAATATTATATCTCAATACAGCAAAAATGTCAATAGTCATTTATAAGATTATAGGAGAAAATGCAATGTTCACAGAACTTTTAAACAAGAAAATTTACATCACAGATACTTTATATCTGCGATATGACATAAAAGCGTTTATAGAAGCGGAAGAAAAGGGCATCAGCCCGTTTGAACTGACATTCCCTCTGCCGCTTGACTACATCAGAGCAGGGCTCAGATGTTGCTTTGATGAACTGGGAGCCGACCCTGTAAAACGTTCCGAGATAGTGGCATATATGATAAAGGAATTGTCGCAGGAATACCTGCAGGACAGGGTGCTTGCCGCTACGACCGCCGCACTTCCTGCGCCGATAGTGGGAAGTAAGCCGACAGAAGAAAAGCCCGACTTCAAGAAGCTACGCAGTCTGTTTATAGATATTATGGGACGGACAGAGGATGAATTCACATATTCCACGCTGTACGAAATAACGGACAGATGGAACGACTACGCAACGTTTATGGGGTACAAAGCCCCGACAGAGAGGTTTGTGCAGTATGACGATTAAAAACAGCCGTGCGTACAAATATGCCGTGTGGGCATCGCAGGACAGCTCCGGTAAGGTCGGAAGATACGTCAGAAAACAGTGCGCCGAATGGCTTAAAGCTGTCGATGACGGTTATGTAGATGTTCAGGAATGGAACAAAATAACCGCATTGCTCAAAGCCATACAGCACCCGGACTTAGGCCGTGATATGTACTCATCGCTTGAAGATTACAGCCTGCTTTTTATATATGCGGTGCTTTGCACGAAAACAGACGGGAAGCTGTATTACAGCACGGGACTGCTCGAAATCGCCCGAAAGAACTACAAGACGTTCACAGCGGCGGTAATATTCATCATCGGTATGCTGACACTGCCACGCTTTTCCCGTCTGTTCTCTGTAGCTCCCGACTTAAAGCTGTCGAGCGAGCTGAAAGTAGCTATCAAGAAAATTATAAAATCCTCTCCGCTGCTTGAAAAGCATTTCAAGGTTATGCGGTCCGAGATCAGATGCTTGATGTGTGATACGGAGTATACTCCGCTTGCTTATAGTAAAGATGGACTTGACGGTAAACTGGCTCACCTGTTTCTTGCCGATGAGGTTGGCGCAATGGACAGCTATCCTATTGAAGCAATGCGTTCTTCACAGATTAACCTTAAAAGCAAGCTCGGAATACTTATTTCCACACAGTACCCGAATGATGATAACGGATTAAAGGACGAAATCGACATAGCAAAGAAACAGCTTGACGGGGTGTACATCTCCGGTAAGAAATATTTTGCACTGTTGTATGAGCCTGATATAGAGATCGTCCCAGACTGGAAGACGAATGATAGCGTGCTTTTACAGTCGAACCCTGTAGCTGTGGATAATGCAGATCTGTTCTCGGAGCTTAAGGACAGTCGTCAGATTGCCGTGCTATATGAAAACAAGCGTGAGAACTTTCTCTGCAAGCACTGTAATATTCAGTATAAGGGCGTAGGCAGTGAGGGTTATGTTGACCTTATAGCCATACAGAACTGCTCGCAGGACGTGCCTGACGAATTCTGGCGGGGTAAGATAGTCTATCTCGGACTTGACCTCTCTCAGACTGAGGATAACACAGCGCTCGCTATGATATGCTATCACGAGGGCAAGATATATGTTAAAGTGGTAGCATTTGTTCCTGCCGAAAAGGTTGAGGAAAAATCGGTAAAGGAACATGTTAATTACAAGACGCATATTGCAAACGGTGATTGCTTTGCGTGCGGCGATTATATCATAGACTACGGCTTTGTCGAGAATTACATACTGACGCTGAAAGAAAAGTACGGCGTTATAATAGCTCAGCTCGGCTTCGACCGTTGGAATGCGCTCTCCACAGTGCAGAAGCTCGAAAGCGCCGATGATCCGATAGAGTGCGTAGAGATACGACAGCATTCAAGCGTACTCCACGCTCCGACAAAGTGGCTCAAAGAACAGATACTCACAGGAAATGTCGTTTTCGCAAAGAACGAATTGCTTGAAATTAACTTCAGCAACGCCCGCTGTACAGAGGACACGAATTTAAATAAATACGTTAACAAAAAGCGTTCCGCAGGCAAGGTCGATATGGTGGTGTCGCTGATAAATGCGGTGTATCTGCTTCAGCAGGAGATACTCAACGGCGATTGCGGTGTGTTCGTGCAGTATTGACAATGTTCTCCGCTTGCTGTATAATGTAGGCAGAAAAGGAGGAAATACTTATGTATTTGAAATTGTTGACTACTGATTCTGCAACTAATACCGTGAATGGTATACTTATTTTGATTATGCTGCTTATATGTGCGGCAGGCATCTATTGCTTTTATCGCTTAATAAAACGTAGCAAACAAAACGAACAGTATATTGAAGAAAGTGGTTACAAAGTCACAGATGAATTGGGCGATCTTAAAGTAGATAAAAATAAATCTGTCTGGTGGGTAAAAAACTATTTTGGTGAGCCTAAAATTCACAACTTCAACGAAGTAATTGACTATGAGCTTGTTGTAAATGACAACACTGTTAAAGGAAAAGGCGCATTTTCAAGGGCTGTTGCCGGTGGATTACTATTCGGCGGTGTTGGAGCGGTGGCAGGAGCTTCAACAGCAAAACGGGTAACTGTTGTTACGGCACTATATATCAATGTGTATCTGAAAGACGGCACACTTGAAAGAATAAACTTCATTAATACCGCAACTAAAGCAGATTCTTTTACATATAACACGATGAAGGATTGTGCTGAAAAAGCCAGTGCTTTGTTTACGGCTATGATTGCGGACAATGAAAGCAAAAATGCCTCTCCTGCTTCGGCTATAAGTGCGGCAGATGAGATAGCAAAGTACAAAAAACTGCTTGATGACGGCACAATAACCGAAGAAGAATATAATGCAAAGAAAAAGCAGTTGATGGAAATATAACGAGAGATTAAGCCCAAAACTGAATAAATCATCCACTCCGAAAGGGGTGGATTTTTTATACCCAAATTTCTGAAAGGAGCGATAAAATGTCCGATGATTTATTTACTCTTGATTTATCCGGAATGGACCTTAAAGATCTCATTCAAGTAGTAAACGAAATGGATAGCAAGCTGAACAACAAAATCATCCCCGAAATTCTTGAAGAAGTCGGCGATGAACTGATAGACGAAGAACGGCGAATGCTGCAGGGCAGGTCGAATAAAGACGGATCTCCGACAAAGCTCAGCAGATTGCTGACGAAGCAGATAACAAAAACAGGCAAGCTGTACAAGGTAAAAGCCGGGTATGACACAGCTACAATTAAAGCACATCCTGAAAGCGTGATTATAGAGTTTGGCAGACCGGGTAAAAAGAGCCGCAAGAAAGGCGGCAAGGATAAGCTTGGCAGAAAGATAGGCGCTGTGCAGGCATACTCGCACATCAGAGCGGCGCTTATATCAAAGAAGAAAGCAATCACGGAGCTTGCGGAAAACCGCTTCCGTGATGAAATAGAAGAACTGTGGGAAAAGGGAGGTAAAAAATAATGGCACAGGAACTTACTGCGAATTTCGGGGCAAACAGTACAAAATTTTCTAAGGGCGTACAGGAAATAAAAGCCCAGCTCACCGAGCTTAACAAAGCCCTTGAACTCAATAAGCAAGCCGTTGCAGACACAAACAAAAAAGCTAAGGAGTACGAAAAAGAACTCAATCAGCTGAAAACAGCCGAGAAAGAAAACGGCACAGTTACAAAAGAACAGAAAGCCCGGATGGCAGAGCTTGAAAAGGAGATTGACAAGGCACGCACCAGAGCTGCACAACTTAAAGCTGAACAGATCGACTTGAAAACCGAGCTGAAAGAAACCACAAGCGAGTTGAAAAAGCAGAAGTCAGGCGTTTCCGGTGTTTCCGATGAGATGAAAAAGATGAAAACGCTGATAACCGGCTTTATTGCGGCTTACGGCGGTAAAAAGCTTTGTGAACTGCTGATAGGCTCGAATGACGAAATGGAGCAGTATACAACCTCGCTTGAAGTTATGCTCGGTTCTGCATCAAAAGCAACAGCAATGATAGAGAAAATGCGGGACTTTGCCGCAAAAACGCCGCTTACGCTTGAAAACGTAATCTCCGGCGGTTCGCTTCTGATGAGCTATGGCGTGGACGAAAGCAATCTTATCGATACTATGACAAAGCTCGGAGATCTCGCACGTGGTAATGCTGAAAAAATGGACAGAATAACACTTGCCTACGGTCAGATGCTTGCAAAGGGCAAGGTTACAGGCGAAGAACTTATGCAGATGGCGGAGGCAGGTGTACCGCTTCAGACAGCACTTGCCGAAAGCATAGGCGTGACAGGTGAAGAATTTTCCAAGATGGTTTCCGCAGGCAAGGTCGGCATAGACGATCTGAACAAGGCTATAACTGGGCTTACAACAGGCAACGGAAAGTTTGCGGGAATGATGGAAAAGCAGTCACAGACTATGCATGGTATGCTCAGTACCTTGCTGGATAATCTGTCCGAATTTATGCGTAAAATGGGCGAGGGCGCTTTCGGAGAAGTAAAGTCGGTATTGCAAGATGTCAGCGATCAGCTGGCAGAATGGGAGCAGGACGGAACGCTTGACGAGTGGGCGCAGAATTTAGGTGTATTGCTTAAAAATCTTGTTGCTTTTATGAAGCAGGCTATCTCTGTAGGTCTCGACTTTAAGGAAGCAATAATAGCGGGGGCTGTGGCTCTCGGTACGTTTAAGGTTGCTATAGGAATTGGCAATATTATAAGCACAACGGTCTTGAGAATAAAAGAGTTTGGCATTGCGACAGAACTTGCGACAATCAAACAAAAAGCTTTTAATGCAACCGGTGCGGCTAATCCGTATGTGCTTATGGCTTCGTTGTTAGCTACATTAGTGGTTGACACAATTGCGTTCACTTCCGCATCGGATGATGCAAAAAAGTCAATAGATGAATTGAAAGATTCGGCGAACGGAGCAAAAGACAAGGCAGATGAACTATCAGATGTGCTTGAACGTTATAAGGCCATTAGTAATAACACAGGCACAGCGGCAGAGAAAACAGAGGAACTCCAGTCATTACAAAAACAGTTGAATGATACGTACAGCACTACAGCTGAAAAGCTTGATCTCGTAAACGGAAAATATGAGGATAATATCGAAAAACTGCAAGAAGCAACAAGGCAGGAAAAAGAGTTAGCATTAGCAAAAGCACAATCGTATTACGATGAATTAACGTCCTCTGATGCAAATCGAAACTATGATGATGTTCATAGTGTAGATTCTGACGAGGATATGAGCGCCGTGAGCAAAATAACAATTGCCGCACACAAAGATCACGAAGGTACGGGCAGAGGAGCATATAAAACTTATCCGCTTTTTGGCGATGCTAATTTGTACGATCAAGTAACTGGAACTGCTCGTCAGCGAGCCGATTATTATAAAGATGTTGTAACAAGGCTTAAAGAAGTAAATCTCGAAGCAACGGAAGCCTATAAAAATTACAACGATTTATGGATTAAGTATGAAGATGAAGCACAGAAAATAGAAAAAGCCAAAGTTTCTGTTGACGAATTAACTGATTCAATCGAAAAATCATCAAAGAAAACCGAAGAAAACACCGAGACCAAAAACAACAACATAAAAACCACCGAAGAACTTGCCGACAGCACATCAACACTCATTAAGAATCTTAACGAGCTGGCTTCCGCCTACGCAGAGCAGGGGAAGAACGGCAATATATCCTATGACACTATGCTGAAGCTAATAGACGCAGGGTATACGCAGTGTGTCAGCCTTGACAACGAAACAGGCAAAATAAAGCTGAACACAGAAGCGTACAAAGAGCTTGCAAAGGCAAAGCTTGCTTCACAGATAGCAGAGTACGATGCAACAATCGGCACGTCCGACACACCAAATATTAACTCATACTACGATCAGCAGGAATGGGAAGCAAAAAAGGATCTAAGGCTCAAGCGTGATGCACTGAAGGCAATGTATGATAACTTCGATAACTATATGGAAGCAGGCAGTTTCAGCGGTTCGGGCAGTTCTTCATCATCAAGCAGTTCCGATAATGAATTCAAAAAGGCATCTGAGGCATATAAGACCGAAGCAGATAAAAAAATCGCCCTCATAAAGCGTGAACTTGAAGCAAAGAAAGAGCTTCGTGATGCTACGATAAAAGCGATTGACGATGAAATCGAAGCCCGCAAGCGTCTGAATGAGGACAACGATCTTGAAAAGCAGATAAACGAAGTTAAAGCACAGCTTAAATACAGCCAGCTTGACGAATTCTCCCGTGAGCAGATGGAGAAAAAGTTACAGGGATTGTACGATGATAAGGCGGAAAAGGAATGGCAGAGAAATGCACAGGAGCGCAAAAATGCCGCAAACGCAAAGTATGAAAGCGAGCAGAAAAGCTACAACAATCAGATCAGCGCAATCAATGAGAGCCTGAAAACCGTACAGCAGATAATGTCGGCTATGGCCGATGGCTCAAAAACCGTTGAAAGCATAGTCAATAACGACAACACACGGAATAACACAGCGAATGTCAATCTTATCGGTACGGCTCTGACAATGGCTCAGATAACAAAGGCGGTCAAGGACGCACTGATGGACGATATTGTAATCAGATAGGAGAAAAGTATGGAGAAAATCACATTTTCAACCGTTCTCGGCACGGCGGTGACTATCGATGATGTTAATACATCATCCGACGCAGACGGATACATACCGCTCCACCTGCTTAGCTTTGAGGGAAATGCTCTCGGATATAAGCACGACAGCTCCGAGCGTGTAGGCTTTGACGGTGCGGGATTTTACGGCGCAAAAGCAAATGTCCGTACTATCACCGCAGAAATTGCTCTGCTTCCTCGCAACGGAAAGCCGGCTACAATGTACGAACTTCGCAGAAAGCTCCTGCGGTACTTTCCCGCCGGTGTTGAAGGTACGCTGAAATACACGAACAGCGCCGGCAAGACATATCAGATTGAGGGCGTTGTCAGTGAGCTTTCTGCGGTAGAACGGCAGGCAGGTGTGCTGTGCACAGCGAAAATATCGATACTGTCATACGTTCCGTTCTGGCGTGTAA